TGGGGAAACATGGATTTTTTATTACTATTATTATTTATTGACTAATCATCTATCAGCCTAATCACTCAATGTCTAGTAAATTTTCCATTATACTAAAATAATCATTAAGCACTCCTTCAATATCCTCAATAACTGACCCAAATGTTTTGTTTGTAAGTATCCTTGAAAGTTTTGTTGGGGGTTTAAATAACAACATTTTTGAGTGCTTGTTCCATGTATAAACATAAAACTTTGGCCCTGATTTCTCTACCCTGCCATTAGTAGCTCTTGCTATGAGTTTTGCCCTCTCTTCCATATTGAATGATTGTACCCTTTCAACACCTATTCTGCAATTGTCAGTTGTCTTGAAATACCAGCCATTGATCTCTACCCCATTTGTGAGTAACGATCTAGAAGCAATTTCGACTAAGAGGTTGTTAATTAATTTGATGGCTTGTATTTCTTTAGTTGTGAATAAATAACCAATATTAAATAAATGCTCAGCTTGGCTGCTAAACTTGAGTGCTTCAAATAGCATCTCTGGGTTCTCTGTTAATGCATTGCAGGTTATACCTATATACTGTGACATCAAAAAGTCTTCTATATTAGGTAACCGCTCAATCATTTTAGATATGTAATTTTTGCCAAGTGTTTCACCTGAGCTCTTGATTTGGAAAAACATCGGTAGATCTTCAAAGTCATTACTAGAGTTGCTGCTACTCTCTGAACTTGACTCAGGTGTTATTGGAGGTGCATCAAGATCTTCTATAATTTCAATGCCTTCAATGTTTAGTGTGTTAAGATCTCTAGATTCTTCTATAGCTGTCTCATCCCAAGACCAACCAACTTCCTTGTCAAATTTTAAATTAAAGTCAATTTCTGCTGGGTTATCAATTGCCTTTGAATTTGTACTCTCTTCAGTGTTTAAATCTTCATCTGACCATCCTCCTTCAAGGTTGAAGTCGTCTACATTGGCGTCTGAAAAAAAATTTTCTGCTGCATGCAAATATGAGGAATAATCTGGCTTCGATTTAGACTGACCTGTGACCTTCTCCAAGCTTGGTGTCCCGAAGAAACTCTCTGCCATGTTTAAGTAAGAAGAATAATCTGGTTTGGGTTTAGACAAATTTGGTTCTTCAATATACTCAGAGCTAGTTGAATGCCTCTCGTCTGAAAATAAACCCTTTGTATGTGTCAGATATGCAGAATAGTCAGCTTGCGGTGGGGTTTTTCCCAGAGTGTTTTCTTTTTTTGGTGAACTGAGTATCTCAGGGCTTTTACCTTTTTCTGAGCTGTTGTCATCATCGTAAAAGCCTAAGTCTTCCATATCATCATTAAAAGGGTTATCCAATTCAGTGGCTTTAGTTGGAGCTGTATGATTGGGTGTAGTGATTTTCTTGTAGTCATCATCATTTAAATAACTATCATCGTTGCTGAAACCGAAAATATCGTCTTCACTGCCAAAAAATGTACCTGATTTGGTATGATTTGTTTCAATTTGGGTTGAGTTCCCTGCTATTTTTGATGTGTTCGGTCTCTCCCAATTAGTGGTTACAGGCTTCATGTCTTCATCAAGGAATGTAACATTGAACTCACCATCAAGCTTTAATTCAATTTCAGGCACCTTTATAGTAATTTGCTGCTCTATTTTGGCATCCCCAAACTTCTCTAAACCCATGATCCTTTGTGCCTTATCATCCCATTTGATAGCATTTTGTTCATTTTTAAGTATTAACTTGTCAATGCCAATGACTCGTGGCTTCAAAACCTCATCAATATCAAAGTTTGTTATAGGCGCACTGGCATGACCATGTATGTACCAATATATTAGATTATCCTTTATCAAATTTTGTATACTGATCTCTCTGATTTTTCCAGGTATATAATCAATCACACAGTTCTGGCTACAACTATACAATGAAAGTCGGAACAATAAAACCCCGCCATGTGACACTGATGCGTCACGTATATTTATTGTGAAATCCTGATTATTGTTAGATGATTGGTTTAATGAAGGTATATGGCTTATAACCCTTTTTGTTATATTGAGCCTTGGGAATGCAGATGGCTCGGCCAAATATTGTATGGTCCTGCCTATTCTGAAAAACCCAGGTTCCGTGTTTTCATCATCAATGTCAATTTCTCTTATGAGGCCCTCCTTAATTGCCCTACTATGCTGTTCAAATGTAATACTCCTCATTAACATTTTCCCAACATTCATGACATATGCCAATCTAGTAAGTTGAGTTACCATTGATTCAACATAATGGTTGCCATTGACCATTTTTATCACTGCATAGTTATCATTTTGATACCTTATATATACACCATCAACAACATTAGGGTTCAACCGATGTTCCCGCTCAATGTCTTTTTTATCAAAAAATTTGTATTTGTAACTTAGTGTTGAATTTACAATTGCCATTAGATCACTTGCATCATTATATAAGATATACTTAAAAAATGCAAACATGCGCTTGTGCAGGTAATCACTCATGTTGCTATAATCAATTGAACTGGTATTCATTATTGTTTTGAGGTCACTTTCTTTGAGTTTTACACCATTAATTGTGTTCCTAAACTCACTTAAACTCCAACCCTCTTTTGAAACCAACAGATAGTATAGCATTGTTAAATTTTCAATACATATATTGGAGTATGATGTTGACATACCGTAATCCCGTTCAAATAGAAACTCACCAGTTAATGGGTTATTAACTTTAAGCAGTTTCTCTCGCTGCAGTATATATTTGTTATTTGGGTTGATCCCATTTTCTAACCAGCTCTGCACATATATAATGCTACTTTTATCAGATGCAGATGAGTAGCCAATTCCATATTTACTTTGGGTTGTCTGTGAGCGCATTAAAGAATGTAAGCGTATCATATGAGTGTGTTTCAAGTTCTCAATTTTCATCTGGCAAAGTTTTTCTATTTCTGCAACCTCATACCTAAATGACCCTGGATGAGTTATAATTCTACCATCCAGCTTAAATCGTTCTGGATTTATAATGCGCTGTATTACATTTGACAAATTGTTCAATACTTTGATATGTTTAATTGGTTTTGGTAGGTGCATTGCCTGTGCATTTTGGGGCTTAAAATTGCTCCTATGAATATAGTTATTTTCTAAAATATCGAATACAATAGTGACGTTTGCATTATAACTTGATAAATAAGGTTCTAATGTTTTAATTTCAATTGGTTTAAGCTTATGTGTTATTTCATTGAAATAATCTTTTATCCTCATTGGCTTTTCAGTCCATGGAACCCTTATACAAGCATTGCTAACAAAGAAAGACAACCGTAGCATTAAATTCGGCCTACTCACCACAGCATATGCTTTCGAGAACGAGTTATTGTAATATAAGCATTGGATCCAAGCCAGCAAATAAATAGGGCAGTTGGGTTTCATAATTTTATATTCTGGGCAATCTTCATAAAATTTCAGTATATCTTCCCTTGTTAGGCTCAATATATCTCTTATCTTCTTAACTACACCTCCTGTCCTTTTGTATGTGTAAACTGGGTTAAATAGCATATCTGTATCAATAGGGTTATATGATAGCTCTGGGCTCCACTCTTTACTTAGTTCAAAGAGTGAACAAATTAACCCACGGGCTTTTGCATTATACCTATAAAGCCTTACATTGTTCGGGTCACAATAAGAATTGATATTTATAATAGGCAAGCAATCCGGGAGGCCAAAAAGTTCAATAGGCCAGTTATATGGGTTTTGGCTAGACCTAATCTCGTTTCTCATACCGGTGCCAAGTGCATATGCTCTATAAAGACTAGAGCAGTGCAACCTTTGTTGGATGTAAGCACTTAATAATGGCACACCCAATCTTACTGACTCACCTGATCTTGATGTTATTGTCATAGCGTCCCTTTGGTAACCCTCACAGGCAATATTAAGGCCTGTTTCCTTAGTCTTTTTAATATTTGGATAAGACATTTGACCATTGAATGACATTAAAGATATAAACTCCATAATATGTTGCTGAACATTTGTTTTCTTAGAACTATCTGTTATTCCAACTAATCTTTGCATGAGTTTGTGGTAAACACGGAAACTGACTAGGTCATATTCTGATGAGGATCTTATCAACAATATATAATCATCAGAGTGGCCTAACTGTTTAACCATTATCTTACCAATCTCACCATGCCTTTCATTCCACAATGCAATTGCAAGCCTAGTTGCAGCAATTGACTTGACTGATGAACTGTAATTGAGCATACCCTGGAGAAAATTTTGAGTACTATGTATGGATGTGCCAAGCTTAAGATAACTATTCTGTTCAGTTAAATAAATTGTCCCTTCTAATAATTCATTCGGTATTAGTATTTCTTTATTAGACCAAGCTGAGAGTGCTGCTTTACAAAACTCTGTCAGTTCCTCTCCCAATGATTGCCTTAGCCCATCTGTAAATGCTAAAAATGATGTCAAAGTTTCACTTGCAGACCATTTTGTGCAGTCCCCGTTCACAAAATACAATTTGTAACTGCTGTCAGGGGACCATCTAATTGCATAGTCAGAGAGTTCTGCCATATGCTTAAGTTTTGTATCACCAGGGCATGAGATCATTTCCTCTGGCATAAATTCTGCTATTACCTTATAAGTGTTTTCCAAAACTCTGAGCATGCATTTCGCCCCAAAGTTTAAGACATAAAACTCCCTTTTAGCTCCATATTGTGCTTTAACACATACATCTGCAACAGACCTACAATAATTGTGGGATATATTCCAATTTGCCACATCTAAAACTGTTCTGCAAGTTGGATACCTAATTAAAAAGTCTTGTATGCAGTCTATAACCTTCATCCTGCCACTCCTTTTTTCTTTAAGAACCACACTCCCAGGGCTAACATCACTCATCTTCCTAATAATCACATTATACTCCTCATGAGGCACACCTTGCTTAATAAAGAAATCTCTTAGTTTTTCTTTATTCTCCTTTACTCTCTTTTTCTTTTCACCTGGGACATCAATCAACCTATATTCAGGGATACAAGCTTTAGTTGATACTAACTCAGACAGTGGCTCCATATTGGTTGATCTCCTAAGTTGTGATGTAAATTTGGGATTCCTTTTGATTTCATCTATCATATGTGCAGCATGGTAGCAGGCATCATCCCAACACCCCATTGGCTTTATAACACCATCGCGTATGCTCAGAATCCATTCCTTAAGAGATTCTGCGTCGTCATATTTGCCATATCTTGACTTTTCAGGCATCTTATCAAAACTTGTTTGGAAGTCAAAAATCGTTTTAAAGCATTTTTTGAACTCATGAAATATCGATGATGGCTCTTTCATTGTGTGGCAATAAACAAATAATTCATCAAGCAGATCCTGGAGGTTGTAGACCCTTGTATTTGACCAAATTGATAAAATATTAAAGTTTCCTCCTGTACTATCCTGTAAGCGTCTTTGTGAACTATATACTGCCATCTTCTTTATTATATTACCAGGTTGATTATAGTCATGTATCAGTTCATCAACCTTGTTGCAAATGTTGACAACAACCCAATACACAAAGCAATTTGGGTATCTAGGGGAAAATTTCTCCTTTATTAGCCCAACCACATCACTATAATCACTTATGAATGACATACATAGGTATCTAACATCCATAAGGATTTCTGCAAGCCTTTGGGTGGTGCATAAACTAACTAAGGAGCGGAAACCATAACATTTCTTAATCTCTTCACGGTTTAAGCTGCTCTTATCCATTCTCAAGAATGAATCAAACCCTGTACTTTGACAAGACAGATAGGAATCTGCTATAAAGCTTAGGCGATTACTTGATAACCTTCTCCAATGATAAACAATATAATAAAGTCCATTAGATGTGTACACTGTGTGGCTCCCAAACACATTTGTTGCCCACACATTATCATCTGTTATTATAAGTGTGAAAAAAGGGTTGCCTTGGTCATTTCCTTTATTACGTTTTCCACCATGCATTATGTGACATACATTCTTAAGACCGCTATTTATTAATGTGAAATCACCTTCTTTAGTGTTCATGTTGTTAAAATGAATTAATGATTTTGCAACTATTGACGAATGTAAAGCCATCCTGTATATATGTGTACGGCTTATATTTTGATGAAATCTTTCATACAACTCAATAGCTTCCTCTTTTATTATGTTTGAGGTGCCAGAATCATCTCCAGGGGCCATAGTCACTAGCGGATCAGGCTTTAAAACCTGTTGACTAGGCTCACATACCAAATTGTAAAACCTATCAAATACATTATAAGAATCACTAGGGCAATCACGGGGCTTTTTGTAAACTCTAGGACCCATATGTTTAGAATAATTCACTCCGCTATGAAACAAAAAATCTTTGCCTTGCTGGGGGCTGCCAATGCTAATGACACGACCTTTTAGGATTCTAGGCTTTGTGTCTCTTAGTTCAACACCTTTTGATTGCATGTATGACCTCATTGATAAATTTTTAGGCTTCTCTTGTTTAAGCTTGAATTCAAGATCATAATCCCCTGTATAGCAATCAGAATTGAACATGTTAAAATCACCCTTAGACTGCAATGCAATTATAGAATTCTTATAAATATGTTTTATAAAACACACAATATCATCATCAGGCAGACCTGAAAACAACCTAAGGATATTTAGTGAATTTAATTGATCAGCCTTCAGATTAGGTAATGCATCTATATATGGCAACTTCATATCAGGCGCATAGGGTATATGGAAAGATGGCTTAGCATGATAATTGTCATGATCTGCTTTCCCGATAGTTTCAACAAAGTTCCGCTTATAAGTATCCTTATTAATCTCCGTATCTCTTAGAAAATCAAACACATCAGGATCATCCACAAGGGTGTAGAATATTTCCTTAAATTCATCAAAACTTTTATAATTAATATTCAATTGCTGAGATCCTGCTAAAGTCCTTGCTTGTGCTGCTAGTAACTCATCAACCCCTAAATGCTTTGTAAAATAAGAGTCTGACTGATCCTCAGTGTTAAGGCTAATTTCTTTACAAAGTGGCTTGTAGAACTCTACAACCTTTGTAATATAATCATAATTATTTTGGAATGCAATTAGAATTTCTTCTCTCGGTGGCCATGGGATAGGATTGACTATACATGAGTCTAAATCAAAAAGGTCAGGTCTAACACATATCGGGATAAACCTACATTGGAAACCTAAACTAACTAGCTTGTCAATTGCTGGCTGGTATTTTTGAATCTTTTTTTGTTCATACTCAATAGGGTTTCTGGATATCCCAGGATCAATAAAAAAATGTTCATCATCTTTGGTATAGTAGATATCCGGTGTAAATCTTAAAAAATTATCTTCATCTAAGCCCATCGTCTCAAACATCTTCTGGCCCACACCAAGCTCAGCACGTATCTGGAGTTGTTCACAAATCAGACATTGTAGCAAATCATGCCTGAGGGATAGCACAAATTTTAACATTTCAAATGCATCATCTTCATTTATATTTTTATCAAGTTCCAAATACAATACTTTAGACATAATAGTCTCAA